AATCGATACGTGCGCCATCACCTGTGCTTGTTGCTTCGATCAATACCGGAACGACGACTTTTTTGCCGTTGACGTTTATATCGGTGATGGCGACAACCGATCCGGGTCTGGCGTTGGGGGTCAGATTTGCCACGATGGCAATGGGATGTTCCAACTCCTGGGGAACTCTGACCAGCGTATCGTGCAAACCGTGAGCATGTTCCCCCTGGTGCATGTTTCCATAAATCGCCTTGAACTCGCTTTCGGTATAGTAATTGAGCCTCGTATGACGGACATTTGCCATCATCGGCAATGCGGTAAAACCGATTTGCCTGAAAACTTCCGGAGTATCGCGCACATAAACGGGATCGCGATTTGATTTCTGCGCCGGGTCAACGACCCTTTTCAATCCTTCGGCAAACGGCACGTCGTAGTACGGGCGCGCCCCCGTTCCGTTGTTGACGTCATACCTCGTTTCCCCATGCGTCCCATTCGTCCTATTTGTCCCATTCTCTCTCCCGCCCCTTCGCGTGACTTCGGCCCTGGCCGCCCGCGCGAGGATGGTCAGTATGTCGTCGTCGGTAAGGTGCTGCACGAACCAGCCGTGCTGATGCAGCCACATCCGGATTCGGCTGATGAGCTGCTTGAGCCACGACGGCCGCGGCGGGCGGAAACCGGTCGCCGCCATCCATTCCCTGGTCATGCGGTCGATGTTCTGCGCGCTCCGGTCGTGGATGTCCATGCCGTGTTCGCGGGCGAAGTCGTCGATCTCGACCTTGTGCTCGGCGTAGATCTCGCCGGTCGGCACGCCGTTCGTCTCCTGCAGATGCGCCAGGAATTCTTCGGCGGCGAGCCTTTTATCCTCCTGCGAAAGCTCCTGATACACGGCCTTTCCGTCTTCGTCGAAGACGTAGTTGCCGTTTTCGTCCGTCTTCTGCCGGATCATCTGATACCGTTCGAGGATCGCCCGCATGGCGTCGCTGTCGCCGCGTTCGTCCCAGACGAAATCCAGCAGCTGGTTGGCGGCCTCGTCGCCGAAGGCGCGCCGGATGCCGTCGTGCAGCAGCGCTTCATGCCGTATCTTGAACGGCACTTCACTCGGGCGGACATTGTTGATGTTGACGACGATCTTGCCGTCCTTCCACAGCGCCCCGATTCTGCCCTGCAAGAACTCGAAGCACTCGTCCTCGGTCAGCTCGGGGTGCAGTTTCCTCATCCGCTCAATCTGCGGCTGCAGCTCTTCTTTCGTCCACTCCTCGGTGACGCCGACTTCGGCCCGGACGCTCTGCGCGGCCTCCTCGACCGCCTGCCGCGTCTCCTCGGGATCGTGCGGCAGTTCCCGCTTGAGCTTTTCGGCTTCGGCGGCGCTGTCCCCGTTCCGTGCCGTCTCCTCGGAAACTCCCTCGGCCTCTCCCGTACGCATCTCCGCTTCGGCGGCGCGGTCGGTCTGCTTTTCCGCTTCCGCCTGCCATTTGAGCGCTCGGTAATACTCCTTCTGCGCGACAGCGATGATGTCGTCGGTATTTCCGGCGTCGCGGACGATCTGCAGCTGCTTGAGCGACTTTTGCTCGTCCTCCGTCAGCGTCTCTTTTTGCGTAAGTTCCTCGATCCGCATGTCAACGATTTTGCGGGCCGCGATCCCCGCCTCGTCTCTCCGTCGGTATTGCTCGAAGTCGGCTCGCCCGCGGCGGTAGGCGTCCGCTTCCAATAACGGACTGGTAGCGAGCGCCGTGACCATCGCCTCCGGCACGCCGCGGGTAAGCTCCTGTCTCCACCGGGCCGCGTCCCAATCCTTCGTGCTTCCACGCAGTCCCATGGAAATATCGAGGACATTTTCCGCGAACTCTTCCAATCCCTCGCCGCCTGATTCCAGCAGCGCCGCGATCCCGAAATGCTCGGCCGCCCGCAGCAGTCCCTTCTTGATTCCTTCCTTGGCGATCGCCCGCGAAACCTTGCCTTCGATGATGCCGAAGGATATCTTTTCCAAGCCGCCGTTTATAAGCCCGATCATGAGCCCGTAGAAAAGCGCCTCGGCCTCGGACCCGTCCGGCTTCTCTTCCTTGAAGTCATAGTAGCCGTTTATGCCGTACACCGTCCCCAAGGTGGTGACGCCGCCGGTAGTGATGGTCAACGCTGTCTGCGTCGCCAAACTTGGCAGATAACTGATGATCGAAATGGCGGCGTTTTCGCACCACGCGCCGATGCCGTCGCTGTTGGTAACCCAGTTGTCGGGCATCTGACTTTCCTGCTGCGCCCACTCCTTGATCGGAGTGTAGTGTTCTCTCTTGGTTTTTTGGACGGCGTTTTCAAACGCTTCGGGCGTTTTCTCGAGGATCTCCTTTTGCAATTCGATGGTTTTCTGCGTATCTTCGTCGGAAATCGCGCTCAATACAAACAGATTGCTTTCGTGTTCCTGCAACGCAGCGGCGGTGAACTGCTTCCCCAAAAACGAAAGAGAATTTAATGCCGACTCGGCGATGCCCCCCAAATTGGCGACGGTCGCAAAACCCAGACGCGACCAGAAGCCGTTTCGTTCCCGTTCCCCGCGCAGGATCCGTCCGGCCTCGGCGTATGCGTCGTCTACGTCTGTTCCGTCGCCGAAATAGTGCCCGATGAGGCCGTCGACATTGTCCCAACACACCTCCATGGGCTTGCGGCTCATTGCCGAAAAATACGCGGCCAGCGCGATCTTTTTCCTCGCCTTGTCGCGGTCGTCGCGCAGCTCCGTTTCGTAGTAGAGGTCCCGCCGTTGCTGCGGATCGGCGATACAGTCGAGCGGATCGCCGTCGAAGGCTCTCTGCAGTTGGCGGATGTCCCGCCGCGTCGACGAAAATTTCTGCCGCTGATACTCAACCCACGGTCCGGGTTCGTCCGCCATCTCCATGCCGCCGTTGTTTCCGCCGTAAAGTTCCCAGGGTTTTTGATCCATGTTGCTCACTTGATTTTTTTCCAGCTTTCCTTTTTCGCCGGATCGCCGCCGACGTATTGATAACCGTTTTTCTCCGTGCCTACGGACAGACTTTTGTTCCCCGCTCGGCCGTAGGTGCGACGGTCGAGGATCACCTTGATCTTTCCGTCGTTGAGCCGTTCCACGCGCTCTTTGATGTCGGCGATGACCTTCTGTGCATTGTCGCCGGCCGCCAGTCTTTCCTTGGCGTAGTCCATGATCTCATAGTATCGCGCCGCCATGAACTCCTGACTTTTGTCTTTTTGCGGCCCCCACGGGTCCCACTTCAATCCCTGATATTCGCTGTTGTCGTTCCGGTATTTGTCCTTGATGAAATCGAAAACGATTTTCCCCTCGCCGGTATTGAATACGCCTTTCCCGGCCGCGCCCTCGCGGGAGGCCTTTCCCACATGTTCCCGAAGCTTGAGCAGCGCGTCCGGATCGTCGGCGAAAAGCTTCTCCATCTGTCCGAGCAGCTTTTCCCGCTGTTCGACGTTGACCGACGGATCGCTCGACCATTGCGTGTCGGCGACGTGGAGCTTGAATGCGTTGATCTTGTCTTCGCGTGTGTTTTTGTCGCTTTTGGCCCACCGCGCATTGGCGGCGTTGCGCGCCTTTTCCGAGGCGTTTTCCCGCTTCTGCAGATATTCGAGCCGCGCATCCCGGGTTTCGGCGTCGATCTCGCCCTGCTCGAACTGACGCTGGACCTGTTCCTGATCCGTTTCGATTTCTCCGGCCTCCACGCCGCGCTGCCACTCCGCCTGCATCTCAAGGCTGCGTTTTTTGAAGAAGGCTTCCACCCAAGGCTTGCGGGTGTTGTATTCGGCGTCGCTGATCTCGTCGCGTTCGTGCTGCGCTTTGAGCTCTTCCGGGCTTGTCGATATGCTGCCGTCATTGAGTCCGGCAAGGAAAGCCTGATTGCGCTCGAACTCCGCTTCGTGCCTGTTCACTTTCGCCGAGCGTGCGAGCTGTTCGCGTTCCGACAAGGTGAGATTCTTGAAATGGATGTAGTTGCCGTTCTTGTCGCGTTCGCGGAGTTTTGTGTCGATATTGGGCTCGTTCGCATCCACGTCGCGCTTGGCCTCGCCGAAATCGGCGAGATGCTGATAATCGAGCTTGAGGCGCTCGGCCTCCTCTTTGCTGAATACGGGCACGTCTCCGCCCTGCGCCTCGCCGATGATGCGCTGATACTCCACGAGATCCCCGCGCTCTCCCGCAGCCTTCAACAATGATTTGTAATGGTCGTAAACGCGCTGGGATTGTCCGGCGGCCATGATCCGCTGCTGCTCGCCGCGATAGCTGATGCGGATGTTGTCGATCTCCAGATCGTGCTGCTTGCGGAAGTTTGCGGACATCTTGTCGAGGTAGGGCTTGCGCTCCTCGTCATACTGCCGGGCGCGTTCGGCGATCCACTCGTTTTTCTGTTCGTCGCTGGCGTTGGGGTTGCTGGCGAGTTTGACGTTCAGCTCGCGCATGTATCGATTGAGCAGGTTCCGATCTTCGGCGGCGGCGAGCCGGTTTTCCTTGTCCACGAGCGCCGACGCGAAGGCGAGCCCCGCTCCGGCAATCTTTTCGCCCGCGCCGCGGATGCGGTCTCCGGCTTCGATCAATGCGCGGCTGTCGCCCATGCCGAAATCGCCGCCGATGACGGTGGGAGCGTGTACGGCATCGTGCCGCTGCGGCAGAAGCTGCCGCCCTTCCGATAGTGGTATTCTGGGCATCTTTTACTCCTGCGTTTATTTTTTGCTGTAGTTGGCGTACCCCATGCCGATGCTGGCGAGACTGCCGAGCCCGCTGGCCATCTGCCCGGCGATGTTCAATCCCAGGCTGGATTTGCTGGGGGCCTGCGCCCGGGCTACGCCCGCCTGATAGGCGAACATCTTGGCCTGTTCGCGGTGATGCTGCGCCTGATTGGCCCCGGCGTAGTGGATGTCCTGGACTTTCAGCTCCTCGTCGGCGGCGGTCTGGCCGAGGACGGCGAGCGGGGACCCCGACTCCATTGCCGCGCCGGATTTGCCGAGCAGCGCGCGCTGGCGCGCCTTCAACTCCTCGGCGGCCTCGCGCTGGCGGCGCGCGTTTTCGGCGTTCTCGGCTTCGACGCGGGCGGCTTCGCGCTCCTCGACGCGTTTGTTGTATTCGAGCTGCTGCGCCTGCATTTCGGCGTTGGCGCGCGCCTGCTTGTTCTGCTCGACGGCTCCGGCGACGCCGACCGTTGTCCCGACTGCGGCGGCGACTGTTCCGGCGATTGCCGCACCTGCTGCAAACCATTCTGCCATGTCACACTCTCCTTATTTTGGTTTCGGCGCGTTCGCCGTTGATGAATCCCATTTTGTCCAATACCCGGTTCAGACTGCGCTTTCCGAATACGCTCATCAGATATTCGGCTCCGCAGCGCCGCGCGTAGACCGGCATGGCGGCCAAGAGCAGTTTCACGGCGTCGGCGTTTTCCCGTGCGGATCTGCACGGATCGGCGCAGCACCAGCCGCAGACGGCTATGCCGGACGACTTTTCGAGATAGAGCGCGCAAACGGCGACGGTAGCGCCGTCATCGTCTCGGACGGCCATTCCGGTCTTGGGCAGGATCGCGCCGGGGAAAGGCTCTTTCACGCCCTGCCTGCGGATGCTCGCGTCGAGCCATGCCGCCAGCATCCAGCGGTCGATCCCGTCCATCTCGTCGGTGTAAAGCGTCCGCTTTTCGCTTTCATCTTTCATCTTTCATCACTCATCATTGCTATTCGGCCACCTCGTAGCTGGCGACGATGGTGCTCACGTTGAAGGGCAGGGGAGAGGTCTGCCGGACGTTGATGACCGTGACTTTTTCATATCCTCCGAGGGGAGTCAGGATGCAGACGTCGTCTTTGGGGACGATTGCGGTGTCCATGCGGTCTTCCAGGATGTCGCGGCTGACGATCTGTTGCCACGATCCGGAGTTGCAGCAGGCCTCGCCTCCGACCGAATCGTAGACTCTTATCTGCAGCTCTGCTACGATCTTGCGGCGAAGCACGCTCTGGCCGTTCTGCATCTCGATCTCTATCGGCATCGGCGAAAGTATCGAAGAATACGGCAGACCGACGACGCAGACGTCGGCCGGTTCGTCCAAGTCGATCTGACCGTTGGTGACCGTTTTTTCGGTCTGTTCCGCGCCGTCGCCGAGTATTCGGACCAGCTGGCCTTCGAGGTGCCCGAGGTTGTCGACGACGGTGATGCCGCTCCCCGTCCTTCTGACGCCGCAGTCGACGAAGAACGCATCGGTTATCTCGGCGAAGCGGCGCGGCGCCATGCGTTCGATCATCACGCCGTTGGTGCGCTCGACGGCAAAATACACTTCGTCGGCGTCGCCGTTCGGAATGACGCAGACGGAAAGCACGGATCCCTGTGTATCGTGGCGGTGCCAGCCGATGACCTCCTGATCGCGTTCGTAGGTCAATGCGGCGAGCGTTCCGTCAGCGAGTACGCACCAGTAGATGGTGTCGGGCAGCTGCTGCAGCGAGGCGTCGACGATCCCGACGCTGGCGATATGATCGGCCAGGATCGTCATGTCCGGGCAGGAATAACCGTCCTTCTCCCATGAATAAACGAATTCCCGCACCTTATGGCCGCCGCGCTGGACGAAGAGCACGGTGTCGCCGACCATGCACCCCTGCGTTCCGCTGGAGCCGTACACGCTCTGGCGTTTGATGCGAAAATTCGACGGAGTGAGCGCGGTGTTGGAATCGGATGCCGACAGCGTCCATTCGGAATCCATGGTGCCGATGATGAGCGCGTCGTGCTGACACATCCACAAAATGGTGTTGACGGTGTCGCTCGCCAGAGTGAAATCGAGCGCGTCGTCGTCGCGGGTGCCGATGAGATAATTGTCCCAGTCGCCGGTTTTGGATCCCCAGACACGGTTCGGGTTGTTGGACGTTCCGCCGAATACCATGCGTTCCTCGAAGTAGGCGACGCTTCGGGGATAGCCGCGGCGACTGCTCCACGCTCCCTCGTTCCATTCGTGCGTTGCAGTGTTGCCGCCGAGTTTTTTTACAACCCTTGCCGTGGCGGTTCGGGCGTTGGTCACGGCGGTTATCTTCACCACGCCGGTCGTGACGAAGTCGGGATTCACGAGCAGGCACCGACACTTTTTCAACGTACCGCTGGACGCCTGCTGATAATTCTCCATGGTCAGCCTGTAGAGAACGTTACGTTCTTCCTCTTCGCCGGATGTCGAGGTGTTCGAGTCGTTGGCGCTCGAATAGGTGCGGTAATCGGTCCAACTCGCGCCGCCGTCGAAGCTGCGCTGAATGGTCAAGGTGCCGGTCCATGTTCCGTGGGTAGTGAATGTCCAGTACCCGTAGACCTCCAGCGATCCGGAGTTTCCGTCCGCGGTAAAATCCCGGCTGATCTCGTTTGACTGCCGGGTGTGGACAAGTTCGAAATATCCGCCGACGTTGCCGGAAGTGAAAACGTCCTTGCTGGCGGTCAGCGTGATACCGGTCCCCGATACGGCGGAAGGCGTGATGGTGCACGCGTCGTCGAGATTGGGATCGAGCACGGGCGGAAATTCGAAAGTCTTTTCGGTGAAGGTGAAAGCGCTCTCGCCCGTGCGCTTGAGCTCCATGACGGGGTGATTGGGATGCACGACGGTCATGACGTCGGCCGACTGCACGACCTTGATGTCGGGCAGCTCGCTCGCGGTGTAGGCGGTCGCCAGCTCGAGCGGATTCTGCCCGTTCATCACGGGCGAACCGTTTTTCCAAAAACGGAGGTATTGATTGCCGAATTCGCAGACGTAAGAGACGGTCGAGCTGAACGCGAAACGGATGAGACGGATGCCGCCCGTGGAGTACTTTGCCCGTCCGAGAAATTCGAGCCCCGGGCGACGCTCGACGGCTCCGTAAGGCGTGACGATGAAATTGCGGAGCGTCCGACAACCCTTGGAATACTGCGACACGTCGTTTCGCCCCTGCATCCGGGGGGACAGTTCCCCGGCGTTGAAGCAGTTGAGATTTGCAAAAACAGGCATTTCCCGCGTTTCCCCTTGTTTACTGCGATTGTTTTCCGGCATTGCCTTCGGTCCACTTGACGGGACGGCAGTCGTCGTTCCGACCGCGTCCGGTCAGCCAGAAACTGCGCGGGGGCGAATTCTGCGCGGCGTGCCGGTTTTCCTGACTGTCAATGCTGCGGGCGACGGCCAGGATGCGTTCGTATTCCTGGCGGTGCAAATTGGCGAGCTGGGCGTCGCGGGTGTGGGCCATGCCGATTTCGGCGGCGAGAAGATACTGCAGCGCCTCGGTGAAAGTGTCGTCGAAAAGTTCGGGATCCTCGATGCGGGCGGTGTAGACCAGCGTCGCGGGAAGCTCCCGCACGAATATTTTTCGACCGATGCGCCGGTAAGGACGACCGTCGATAAGCTCGACGATCCGCAGGATGTCGCCCGGCAAACCGCAAACGTAAGCATATCTGGGATCCGGGCTTGTCACGTTGAGCTGCTGGAGCTCGCAGAACTTGGTGGCGAAACTCCAATTATGGTCACGCAGCACCCGGTCGCGCAGCGCGGGAAAAAAACGCTTGCAGAGCTGGGCGTGATTGTTGTTGTCGCCGAAGCTGGTGATGAAAGGCATGCCCAGCATCCCGAGCGCCATGTTGCAGATTTCCACGCTGTCCACAATTCACCTCGTGCTTTTTCCGTTCCATTGGCGAAAATGGCGTTTCGCGCTGCCGGACAGGGCGGAACGGAAAACCCTGCCGGCAGACGCGAACCGTTTGGATCAGTAGTCGACGTATTCGAGCTGCACGCCGATCTTGGTGCCGCTCGCGATCGCCGCGCCGCCGACCGTGATGGCGATCGCGGTCTCGTTGGGCAGGACATAGCCGCCCGAGGTGAACGCCAGCGCGTCGAGCTTGATCACCGCGCCCGAAGCTCCGGGAGCCTTGGCGGCGAGATAGCGGTCGTCGTCGTTGGCGTCGCCGACCTTGACGGTGACGCTGGCGCCGAGCCCGGACGAAAAGCGCAGTTCGCTCGTTTCGAGCAGCCGCGCGCCCTTGGGGAGCCTGACGAGATTGATCTTGTCGCCGACTGCCGCGCTGGACGCAAGGGTGATCACGTCGCAGGCGGTGCGGATCTTGCCGCCGAGTTCGCGCGGCATCAGCTTGCCGCCCTGGTCGGCGGTCTGCTTGGTGTACAGGTTGCTGTTGTGTTCGGCCATGATGACACCTCCTTGTAATCAGTCTTCCTGACAGAAGATCTGGACGACCTTCTCGTCTTCGATGCGGGTGGATCCCGCCTTGAGCTTCGCCAGCGCCTGCCAGTTGTCGTTCTTGTCGGGGCGCTGCTTGACGGACATCGTGATTTCCTGCGGCACGCAGAGGATCACGCCCGACTTGCACCAGGCCGCACACTTACGGCTGTAGCCGCCGCCGGAAACCGACTTCTGGAGCCGCCCGGTCTTGACGAAGGTGAAGCCGAGGAACTTGTTCGTCTTGCCGACGTAGAGATCGTTCATCGCCCCGTAGAGCGAATTCTTGACGTCGACGTCCTTGACGAGATCGTCCAGCTGCGACTGGGTGACGGCGATTATGAGCTCGTTTTCGGGATCGTCGAGGTCGATGTCGGCTTTGCCGAATTTGCTCCGCGCCGCGATGAGTTTGGCGACGTTGAGACCGACGTTCGAGGCGCCGCCCTCGCTGCCGGTCGTGATCGCGATCTTCTGCGCTTCGGGGAACGCGACCTGCGTCAGCCCTTCCTTGCCCTCGTAGGCGATGCCGTCGAGGCCGTTGGCGATGATGATGTCGTCGATGATCCGCCCCATGGCGTAGCCGCCCATGCGGACGATGTTGCTCGTCGGATCGATGAAGAGATTGAGGTCGTCCTGCCAGTCGAGCATGTCGGCCCAGACATACTCCTGACCGTGGATGGTGCGCCGATCGAACTCGGTCGGGATGAGCGGGGTATCGCCGTATTTGCTGTCCACGCGGACGGCTGCGGTGGGTTTGACGCGGTCGAAGTGGCGTTTTTCGCCCTTCATTTCCTCGATGGTGACATAGGGCCGCAGGATGCTGCCCTTCTGCTGCGCCAACGTGTAGACGTTGGAGCCGTACTGCCTGGCGTATACTTCGTTGAGTTCGGCCATTTTTGGAATCCTCCAATGGATGTGTGCGTATGCTTCATGATTGCCCGGAACCGCCCGGATCATTAGCGCCGCGCCGCCGCGCCGCGCTCGACGTCATGAAGCCGCCGGATCCACGAAGGATTGCCCCTTGGCTTGTTTGTCTGGGGCTAATATACAAAAAACGCCGCGGCAAATATTGCAGCGGCGTTTTCGGTAGATGCGGGATCAGTTTTTCCCCTGCTTCTGTTTGGCTATCGCGGCGCAGAGCCGATCGACCTCGGCCACCCGTGCGTTGTGTGCGGGGTGGTCCTTTTTGTAGAGCGGATCGTCGGGGTTGTTCCGGATCTCGGCGAGACGCGTTTCGGGATCTCCCTCCGCCGGAGTTCCGCCGTCGCCCTTGAGCTTGCTTTCGCCGATGCTGCCGCCGATTTTGGCGAGCGCCTT